TATTCTTTAAACGACAACATTCAACTACAAAAAACACTAGGAATCCAAAGTATGAGTTATTTGCGGTTTACAGATGTAGAAGTATATTGTAAAATAAAGCATGAATCAAAAAATTCTTAATCAACTGATACTAGATCTTGGCAAAGGTGGGATCACGCCCGAATATATCAAAAGTACCTTTGATATAGATTTAGACAAAAATTATAACAATGTAGAACAGTATGCACAGGCAATCGATGACGCAGTCCTACACAGGTACTTTTCTAAGGTGTGGCAATCAGATATGAAAAAATGGAAACACAGTGGACTACAACTAATTGATGAAGTCAATAAGTTAAGGCCAAGAGCAGTGCTTGATGTTGGTTGCGGTTATAACGAGTTCAAAGGCAAAATTAAATATTTGATAGGAATAGATCCTTACAATGATAGAGCAGACGTTGTCATAAACACTATAGATTATAAATCCAAAGAAAAATTTGATGTAATATTATGTTTGGGATCAATTAACTTTGGCTCGCAGTCCAAGATAGAAACAGAAGTTGCTCATTGTGCCAGCTTACTAGAGCAAGACGGTATCATGTTCTTTAGGGTCAACCCAGGTGTTCCACACGACAAACCAGAATCTAAGTGGATAGACTTCTTTGCATGGAACGTGCCATTTATATTAGAATTAGCAAAAAAATTAAATTTACAAGTATTAGATATTAGAGATGATACTAATAAGAGAAAATACTTTGTTTATAGGAAAATTTAACCAAAATTCCTTAGTTTTTGCATAGACAAATGCTTTAATTGTGTTAAAGTTACATTAAATACAACGATGCAGAAAAAAACTAACAGCATTTTAGAAGAACTAGCAAACGTTAGATTCAATAAAGAACCTGAAAACTTTGTTGAAAGCAGAGCTTCACACATAATTGATTCAGCAATTAATCTTATACATTATATACGAGAAAATTTTGACAATCAAACCGCATATACACTTGAGAAAAAATTTAATTCAGCAATAAAAAACTTAGACAGTAAAAAATTTCATCGAGGAGTTAGCAGACTTAAAGAACTTAAAGATGTAAAAAATTCACTAATTGTTAAACAAGGTGAATTCAAAGACGAGGAATAATAATGTTAGTTGAAGAAGTACTTAATGAGTTCAAGAGAACACACCTTGAACATATTGAAGACATTATATTAACAAATGGCTTCCAAGGTGGACAAGCAGTTATTGATTATTATCGAGGACTTTTAGTTACGCTACAAGGCACATCTGCAGAATCACTTAAAGTTAGCGTGAAATGGGACGGAGCACCTGCAGTGGTTTGTGGAATAAATCCTGACAACGGCAAATGGTTTGTTGGAACAAAGTCAGTCTTTGCCCAAACACCAAAAATTAATTACACTAAATCAGATATTGCACGTAATCATGGCACAGATGATTTAGGACAAAAATTATTAAAGTGTCTAGTACACATTAAGAAATTAAATATTCAGGGTGTAGTGCAAGGTGACCTGTTGTTTACAGAGGATGACCTCACACGTAAACCAATTGGTGGTAAACAAAACATTATTTTTACTCCAAACACAATCACTTATGCTGTTGAAGAAGGTACAGATATAGCAAAACAAATTGAAGTGGCAAAGGTTGGAATTATATTTCATACTACATATGTAGGAGAAAGTTTAACAAACATGGATGCACAGGCCGGAGCAGACGTACAAAGTTTTACAAAAAATCCAAGTGTGTTCTTTGACAATGCATCTTATAAAGATGTATCTGGCAGTGCTAAATTTACTAAAGAAGAAACTGCAAAATTTATGCAACAAATTGATAACTTAGAAAAGTTATTAGTAAACATACCAAGAAATTTAAGTGATATGTTTAAAGGCAATCAAGACTTTGTGCCTTACTTTCAGATGTTTATAAATGATCAAGTTAAACAAGGAAAGCTACCTAGCAACGCAAATCAATTTGTTTTAGGTTTTAGAAAATTTTATGCAGATAGAATGCAACAACAAATTGCAGGACTTAAAGCACAAAAGGCTTTAGCACTAAGACAACAAAAAATGAAAGATATGCCTACATTTCTTAATAGACTTAAAAGGCCTTTACAAGCTATGCTTAACTTTTACAAACAGACTCAAGCAATGAAGTCTCTTGTTCTTCAAAAAATGAATCAAGCTATGCAGATAGGATCATTTTCACAAACAGAAAATGGTTTAGAAGTTACAGAACCAGAAGGTTTTGTTGCAGTTGATAAACAAGGTGGAGCGGTGAAACTTGTTGATAGACTAGGATTTAGTAGAAGAAACTTGACTGCTATCAAAAAATTTAAACCAAGATAACATTTCTTTATTAACTTGTTCACTAAAACTTTTCTTGTTGTAGAAGTGTTGTTTGTTATGTTTTCTAATGCTTTCAGTTTGTTGATATATTTCTTTCCAGTCTTTTCTTTTTAAATCTTCAATAGTTTTTGTTAATTTTTCTATACGTTTTTGTTGGTCTGGTTCGTTGTCATAGGATTCATCAATAATATTGCTAAAAGTCTTGAAGCCCATTCCTTGTATTGTTTTAAGATAGTGTTGATTGCCATGCACAACAAACACGTGTTCCATTAGTACTGCTTTCCATAATTTTTCAGTGATAAACACGTCCGTATTGTTTACGTTTGTTTCTGAAACAATACTTGCCATTGTAGCTTCGTATGGTTTGGCATATACTTCTTGGTCCATGCCGTATGCAGGATAAAATTCCGTACGTTTTAACCATGGCAGTTCATAATCTTTGTCTAAGTCATGAGGGTTTGTTGGGTGTTTGGTAAAACTTGTAAGTGAATTATCAATTAAGTTTTTGCTTTTTAAATGTTTGTACAGATCTTTCCTATGTTGTCTTGGAACTTTATTTAGATACAAGAAGTCATATTTTTTTTCATTATGTTTCAAATCATATCTTCTAGTGATGTGCTTCATGATCATGAAATACCAGAACCAACTTACTCCACCAAACCAATGATATCCTGTGTAAACTTTAGGATCTGGTTGAGGTATGAATTTATTTTTTTGATCATCAAAATTAGCTTTTGATTCCCATGGAGTAGCATAGATAAATTTGAAGCCTTGCTTTGACAATTTTTCTAATCGCCTTCCAAGTTCTATATAGAAATGATCAACGTTCAATCTTATGTTTTCTATTCTAACGTCAAGTATTGCTAATTTCCTATCGTAGGATTCTAGTTTGTAATTGTGAAGTGTGTAATATTCTCCTTCTACATCTATTCTTTCATTGGTGAGAGTATTAAATTTGATAAAGCCTTCTAAACTTTGGTGATTACCAGTTTTCATAATGTCTGTGAGAATAAAATTAGCTTTGTGCATACGGTAAATAGGTATATGATAACACCCTTTTTAAAGTATGTATCTGAAGCTCGTATAGTGAGACGTCAAGATGATTTGTCCAGGTACACTTATCAAGAGATTGAAGAAAGAGTTTACCTTACATTCCTAGCCTTAAGTTTTTTAAAAAACTTCAATGACAAAGAAACATTTACCAAACAATATGCAAATAGCACTTTGACCTACGGTGGATTTGAAAGAGTTAGAACTACTGCAAATGATCTTCATAATATGTTAGCAGTGCTTGATGGCAACGATGATATCTTAGACAAGTTATCAAACAAGACACAGGCCAAAGCATTACGCCAAAGACACCCGCTACCTACAATGGCAGTAAGAAGATATCTTAGAACATTTGATAATGATTATAAATTCCTGACACAGATTGAACGATCATTAGGAATAAGCAATGTAGACTATAAAGGTCTGCGTATGGCAATATCAGACTTTAAAAATTTAGAAACTAGAAGAAAAAAAATAGCAACAGCAAAGTTGTTAAAACTTTTGAGAGCTAAATTGGGTGGCACTGACATTCTTAGACAAATTGAGGCACAAAACAGCTAATTTGTTATAATATCGCATAATTTACCAATCTTTACCATAAATAAATGCAACTTGATGTCTGAGCGACATCGAAGTCATTTAATCAGAGAAAAAAGGAGGATTTAAAATGGCAATAGTAACAAACAACAACGACTTAGGTGCAAATATCGGAGTTCTTTCAACTAATGACGGAATTGAAAAACAATTCTTTACAGTAGTAATTAAAGACGCTTCAGGTACAGCAGTGGACCTAAGAGCACACGATTCCTCAGCAGGTGCGTTTCATAAAGATGGTCTTTTAGACAGAATCTTAGGAGCAATCATGACAAGAGGAACAATCGCGTTACATAACGTGAAAAACGATAACAGTGGAACTATCACAGTAGGCATGGAAGGTCAATTTGCAACAGCGGCAAACCTTGCAGTAGCTTTAGACAATGGTGGTTCATCAGTAGCAATGGCATTCAGATTTTCAGCAACATCTACAACAGAAGATGGCAGAGCAGATATATCTGGTTCAACCGTTACAGCTGATACCCTAGTATAAGGAGGAAATGAATCATGGCAATAACCAGAAATAATTTTACTTCATTACCAGTAGCAAAAGAGCAAGAAGGTGTAGAACTTTCATTATTCACAGTTGATTTTATCAATTCGATGGCTAGTGAAGTAGGTGATCCACAAGCGAACTCACTTGTAGCAGGTTTGGCTTTAGTTCAACAAGCGATCGAAAACTTAGGAATCAATATCCTAGGAACAGGTCCTTTAGGGAACTCTAGTACAGAACTGACATACATGGTAAGAGAAGACTCATTTGACGGCGCAACTTTAGTGACAAACAATGACACTTTAAGAAACGCAATCAGAGCGGTTGATACTGCGGGTAGAGCGGCAACGGCTACTCCACGAAACACAGCAAACTTTAGTGCGGCAACGGTAACGTTGAAAACACTAACGGTTGCAGTATAATATTAGCATAGGAGGATAACAAATGCCAATAACATCAAACAACACAGCGATTATGTCAAGAAGACAATCATTCAACGGTAAAGGTTTAACTTTTATCGAAGTGGTTTTCGATGACATCATCACAGCAACAGCGACTACTCCAGATACAAAAGACTCAAACTTCCAAAAAGTTAGAGATTCAGTATTAGGTGGTCCTATATCAGGTGGTACTTTACTTGCACAATCTTACAGATTAGGTGCTAAAGCCACTGACAAAGACGCGGCAGAATCAACAATCGAAGCGGCAGACTCAATCGACGTATATCAATTTATCGTTGAAGGCGGTCCAGCTACATTCAATACAGCTGATTCTACAGGCGATGTAAATCATGACCCTCATCAGAAAGAAACTTCTGATCCAGGAGTGATTGCTGACGCAGAAGCAGACATGGAAGCAGATATTCTAACAAGAGTAGCTGTAGGTGACTCTGCTAAAAACGTTTACGTAAGTATTAGATACCTACCAAACGATGGCGTAGCGGCAACAGGTGATGATTCAGTTTATGGAATGTTTGACCAAAGAGGTGATGCATAATCACTCTTAGTCATCCTGACTAAACAATTACCAAAAGGGCGGATCTATTTTTTTAGGTTCGCCCTTTTTCTTTTTAAATACGCATATGAAACATCTCAAAGCTAAAGAAACAGTGTGGCGTGGACAAAAAGTCATTACTATGGAAATGAAAGATCTTGTTCCTTGTTCATTGTACGAACAAATTCCTGATTATGAAACTTTAAAAACTATTATAGGCACTGGTGAAATGGAGTATCCTTTGCTTGTTTATCAAAGTGATCAAGAATATTACACTGTACAACATCTAGCCAATTACAAAAGTGGCTCACCAGGCTTACCTGAAACTGCACCAGAAATAGAAGTTGATGTGCGACTACCAAATAACCAAACAAAAAAAGCAAACAGAATTCATATAGTTTGGTCAGGTAGACAACGTTTCCAAGTAGCTAAAGAATTAGGTTATACTCATGTTGATGTAATTGTACAACCTGACTTTTTTCAAATGGTTGCTTGGGCAGGTGCATTTAGAGATATTACTGAAAATACAAAAGGATTTAAAAAGAAAAAATAATGTACACTTTTTGTATCCATACCCTTATTGATATCACAGAAAACGGACCATTAAAAGAACAGTTTCCTTTTAAAACAAAATCAAGTGAAATTGTACACGATAAAGAAACTTTGCAGATTGCTAAAAATCAACAAAGTAATTTTACAACACTGATTCAAGCATTGCAGTTAAGAGGCAATATAGTATGGGAACATACACCTATAAAAATACATGAAAATATTGTTAATATGCGTTTTGGTACAGCTTATCAAGGCAAACACACGGTTTGGAACTTTATGTGGCAAGTAGAACAACAGGAAGTATACACTAAAGAAATGGATCAATATGGACAGCTGGTAGATGATTTTGATATGATTCCTGTAATAAATTTTTGTAAAGAAACAGCAACCTTTCCTGCTAATGCTTTTATTACTACAGACCCACAAACTATAAACACATACTTTACTTTTGTACCCGATCAAAATAAATAACATTGATTAAGGCAAACTAATACATTAATAGGCACTCATAGGCAATGCAGACCCAGGCACAATTCCAGGCTATAAAAAGGCATCTGAGCGATGTAAAAAAGGAATTAAGAATTATGAGTACAACAGAATTAGAAAAACAAAACCTAGAAGCACACGTTGATCTTTGTTCAGAAAGATACAAAGGTTTACACGATAGATTAAGTGCCATTGAAGTTCGTTTAAGTAAAATGAACGAAGAAATGAGTGCTGGACATAAAAGTCAGACTAAAACAATCATAGCAACAGCCGGAACAGTTATTGCAGGACTATTATCAACGGTAGTAGTAATCCTGATGAAAATGCCTGCGTAGGCTACCCCCTTAATGAAATGCGAAATTGCTCGAGGAATTCGGGTGTACATTACCAAAGAAGAATATCAATTTGTTGTGTCAGTAAAAGACAAAGTACCATTCTTGTTGGCAAATTTACCAATTGAACAGCGACAAATGGCCACACGTTTAGGCGATAAAACAATATTTGTGAGGAAAAAACTTACAACTACCACTCAATATAATTTAAATAAGAACATAAAGTTCTTATATGAATAAAAACGAATTAGTAAAACAGATAGAAAGTTATAACCTTTCAAGTAAATTGAAAGACATAGCCCAACGGGATGAGCAAAAAAGACCGTTCCGTCATTTACCCAAACAATTTAGTAAAGGTATTTTAATTGGCAACATTGCTATTGTTCCAAAGAAGCATACAGAAACTAGATATGTTTATGTAATTGCTGACATGATTGAAGCCAAAGTCCTTTATGAAAATATTAGTTTAAAACAGACTGCAATTATGATTTCGCACTATCTTGCAGATCAAACTATTGTGCCTGAACATTTACTTGATAACGATAAACGTTTTGCTTCAAAGTTGTTTGACATAAGCAATTTTAAACGTATGATGAAAGAAGCTATAAAACTAAAAGATGAAGACTCTGAATTTATATATGAGAATAAGTTTGTAGAAGCAAACAGAGCCGCAGATGCATTAAAGCATCAAATACAAGCCAATTTTAATAGCTTGTTCAAGTAAGGACTAGCTAAATATATCAGTATGCAATCATTTGAACTTACAAAACCAGTAAACAGCACTACTTTACTAAATCAGTTTGAGTCTAGATTTGGTCAAACTATGAATCTTGAAGGATTGACTAAAGAAAACTTAGAAGATCTAGCAAATAGTGTAAGAACTAAAATACACACAATTACTGATAACTTGCATTTTGGCAAAGAACTTAATGATAACGAATATCAAAAGAGTCAAATGATGTTAGACATTTTAAATCAAAGTATTAAAGAGTATGGTGGAGCCCAAATGGATCCACAAGCAAAGGCGGCCGCACAAGGTATGTCAGCACAAAACAAATTAGAAAAAGGTCAAGCACTAACACCAGATGAAAGAAAAACAGTTGCAAAAGTTTTACCTAAAGAAATGGCAAAAATGCCAAAAGGAACAGGCAAAATGGTTGCAAGTGAAGGTGTAGAAGAACAATCAGAATTAATACTTGCCGCAAAGGATATGATGGACAAGGTTACAGGTTATTTAGAAGATTTAGCAACAATGAAAACAGAAGGTATGTTAGAACTTTCAGATAGAATTAGAGATGAAATGGGTGCTGAAAAGTCAGATGCATTCCTACAAAAAATTCAACCAGCAATAGAACAAGCAGAATCAACATTGTCACAAACAAGACAAGATCTAGATGCAGGTGTAAGAATACTAACAGGCGAAGAACAGTCTACAGATTCAATTGGTACAGACACATTAGACACAGACACCATGAACACTGACACTGATCTAGACAGTTTAGAAAATCCAGAAGCTGATGCAGAAGCAGATGAATTTGGAGCCACTGACGCAGAAGCAGGCGGCACTGAACCTGAAGGTAGAGAACAAAGAGAATCCAAAGAAGTTTTTGAACAGTCAAATAGAATACTTGCCAAACTAGCAGGGAAGTAGTTCTATGAGATTCAATGAATTTCAATCCACAGACAAAGATTTAGAATCAGCATTGGTTAATACCCTTACGAATATGAGAGGTGATGCTAATGACGATGATCAAACAGCACAAATAAGTTTTGACGCTCTTGATCAACTAATGAAAAATACTGGATATCCTACTTTCAATTATGATCTTTTCAAAACAATTTTTAACAAAAGCGAAACACTAAAAAATGTTGTTGATGATTTTGATCAAGAAAAAATTGTTTTAAAGACAGAAAAGCAGGCTGAAAAAGATCCAGCAATGGATTTTGATAATCAAGGTTCTACAGACGTAGTTAAGAAAATGGCCAAGTCAGCCATGAATAAAAGAAAATAATTAAACTTTATCTAAAAATTTAGCAATAGTATCTGGATATATTTTTGTGTAATCAGTATTACGCCTTCTATCCAATTCTTTCAAATAAATTTTTAATTGTTTTTGTCTTATTAAATCTGGGTCAACCGAATCAAATTCTTTTATATTGCCTTGCATAAATTCTTTATGTAAAACTTTAACACTATCAGGATGTCCATTTACAGTTACATCAAATAAATCTACTGCTTCTTGTAGTCCCCAATTGTTTACTGCACCACCAAATATTCCTGGATACAGATAGGCACGATGTCCGTCATTTCTGTTTGCCGCTTTGGTCATTGACCAATACACTGGCCTTGTCTTGCTCCAATGATTTATCAGTTTGACCATTGCTGGCATTCCTGGAACTGCTGTGGCTGTTAAAGCTGAATTAATTTGTTGTAAAGTATCTGTGTTGTATAACACATATTCAAAGTTCTTTTGAAACAATTTTAAATCAAGTCCTGTCCTTACATATTCTCCTTCTTGGTTCCAAGCATCACACGAACCAGTAATTTGTAATTTGTCCAATCTACCCGACTTCACAAGTTTATCTAATCTCCCAACCCAATTTTTAAATCTTTCATGTTCAACATTATGATTACTGAAAAATACTAAAGTCAAATCAGGTAAGTCTCTTTTTTCTAGGTATTCAATCATTCGAAAAGTTTCTTTTTGTAAAAAAGGCTCACCGCCCAATATAAAGAGCTTATGTAATTTGTGTATGTTTTTATCAAACCATTTGAATAATAATTCAGTATCACGTTCTATGTTTGGATTTACTTTAAAATGATCATAATCAAGCACTACTCCATCTTTGTTAAATCTACCAAAACGTTTTTCTTCTTGGTGTATCTGACTGCTGTAATGAGCCGCACAGTATATACATTTTTGATTACAGGTGTTGCCCCAGTATACTTCAAGCTGTCTTGGCGTTACATCAACAGCTTCTAAATCAGTATCAAGTTCTGGTGGAGCTGTGGTGTTTTCCAATTTTAAGTGTATCTGTCTATCTGACTTGCCTCCGGCTTCTTCGATGTGTTTACAGTGTTCACATCCATTACCTGGCCATTGACCTTTCAACATTTTTCTTCTATCTTCTAGCTTGTTGGGGATGTTATGAAAGTTTAGCACATCACCTTTTGTGTCGTACTTGCCAAAGCCCGCCTTGTGACAGCTGGCAGATACTCCATCTGTGAGGTACACTGTTGAGTGTGTCCACTTTAATTGACACGCCACTCCTTTGTTTGCTAAAGGAAATAATTTTGGTGGTTGTTTACTAATTCCCATTAAACTTCCTCAAAAAGTTTTGAGTATTCTGGAAACACTTCATTAAATTTTTCGTTTCTTACACTATCTAATTTTTTATTAAATTCAATAAACGAATTTTGCAAACCATTATAGTCATTAGGTTCTGTCATAAGCCATTTTTCATATTTGTTAACTTCTTTTAACCAATCTTTATCTTGTGTTTTTCTCCATTTAGTGATTACTTTTTGTTTAATGTTAGTTGGTAGGTATCTTACATCGTTCCAAGGTTCGTCGTCACACCATAAACCAACAGCTCTTACATTTATACTTTTAAAAAATGCAACTGTTTCATCATAATGATATAAATTTAGAGGTGTTAAAGTTATCCTAACTTCTAAGCACACATTAGGATATTGTTTAGCATCTTCAATATACTTTTTTAAATTAGAGATTATGTTATTCCATTTACTTCCATATCTAATATAGTCATTTTTTTTGCCTGTGGCATCTATGCTTATGGCAAAATTTGAGTGTTTAAATTTAGATAATTTTTTTATTAGATCATCTTTATAAATCATACCATTAGAATGTATATTAAAGTCTTTGGTTTTAGCATTTTTGTTTACAACTGCTTGGTCTAATATTTTAAAATTTAAAGGTATTATCATTGGCTCACCACCATACATATCCCATAAAACAATTCCATCTTCCCATTCGGCAAGTCTTTGTTCCAACAATTTATTGTCCTTGTATGCAAACTTATGTGGATGGAAAAATTTTAAGTATGTTTTAAAATCTTTATCCTGATGATTAAGTTTATGATCATCTTTGTACCACATACTACTGGTATGAGCATTACAACTTCTACAAGCATTGTTACAAAGATTACCAGGCTTGACAATCATTATCCTAGGTTGATTTTCTAAAACTTCTAAATCAGCAAGTTTTTCATTATAAATTTGTCTAGGACTTTTAATGCCAGCTTCTTCTGGTTCCCAACAATTTTTACACAAAGGTGTACGGATATCATTTTTATGATCTTCAATTATTTTTTTTCTGCTTTTGCTATTCCAAATTTCTTGTATGTCATCGTTCAATAAATTATAGTTGCTACCATTTTCTTTTTTACAAATGCTTTCATTAGTAGCGACATTACAAGGTTGAACCATACCACTCATGTCTAAATTTAATCCTAGCTTTACAAGTTTACATTCAATTGGCATCAGTTTACTCCACACATATTATAACAGCTTCTTAATCTTTTTTCACTGCCATTTATACCTTGATAAAGATCAAAGAAATATTCACCATTTAATATTTCTTGTAGGCTTGTATAATTTAAATTAATTTGTTTGTAATCATTAATAATATTTTTAGGTTCATTTACTTCAACATCTCCTAAAAAACAACACGGACTCACATAACCGTTGGCTCTTAGATATATTTGTTTCTTTCTTGGTAAGCATGAATCACATTGTATTTTTTTACTTAAGAAATCATCTGTTTCTTCGTGCATTGTATTTTTGCTTAGAACAACGTCTCCTGTATGTTTTATAAAGTCTTTAGGTTGTTCAGGCTTTTCAAGTTTGTAATCGTCAACTGTAATTGTTTCAATGTCTCTATATTCACCTGCACTATTAAAGTCTTGCCAACGTTCGCTAAAGTTTGATTCAAAATGAGTAAACCCTATTTCTTTTGATAACTGTGTTGCCTCTTGTACTTGATGTTGATTGTGTTTAAATATTAGGAAACTCCAAGTGGCTTTTCCACCATTGTCTATAAAACTTTTTACATTTCTAATTAGATGAGACCATTTAACATTTCTTCTATATAAATGATTAGTATCTTCTAAACCATCAATACCAAAAATTACATTAACTTTTAGTTCGGCCATTCTCTGCCAAAACTGTGCATCTCTGGCTCCACCATTACTCCACATTTCAATTCTAATGTTTGGATTTACTTCTCGTAGATATAAAAATATTTCAACAGTTTCAGGATTCATTGTGGCATCACCATAGGTGCCTTGGCACATCCATGTATCAAGTTGGGCTATAATGGTATTACCAATTCTCTCTTTTACAAACTGCAAAGTTGTGTGATTCTTATTGACTGTTTCTGACAAATTAAGATTCCAATCATATCTTTGACACAAAGGACAGGCCGCATTACAGTAATCAGTCATCTCTGCCATTATGTGTGTTAAATTATCAGTTGTGATATAAGCCATTGTGTAGTATAATTATCATATATGAAAATACCTAAAAATGTCTTTGAAAGCAAAGGTATTGCTTTATTAGACAAATTTCCTTACCAAGATTTATCCAAAGTTTTAAAAAACAAAAAAAGACACTACGAAACTCCTGATGGTAGACAGGTTCCTAGTGTGACCACGGTACTATCTGCAACTAAGGATATGACACATCTTCATGCATGGAGAAAACGTATTGGCGAACAAAAGGCTCAACAGATTACAACAGAATCCGCAAATATTGGAACAGTTATGCACCGCAGTTTAGAAAAACACGTTAAGGGCCATGACCGTACTCCGGGATCAAATTTGATACAACAGAAAGCTCATACAATGGCAAATGTTATTATAGATAACGGACTTAAAGATGTTAGTGAAGTGTGGGGATCTGAGGTGTCTCTATACTATCCAGAACTTTATGCAGGGACTACGGATTTAGTTGGCATCTACAAAGGAAAACCATTTATAGGTGACTTCAAACAGTCACGTAGATTAAAGAAAAAAGAATGGGTTGAAGACTACTACCTACAATTGACTGCATATGCTGAAGCACACAATAAACAGTACGGTACAAAAATACAAAATGGCCGTATGTTTATATGCACACAAAACAACGAATTTCAATCATTTGAAATAGAAAACTACGATAAATGGGTTGGCAAATGGTATGCCAAATTAGAACAATATTACAAGTCTGTCCTTTAATAAATAACATTAAATTATTATGGCAGTCGTACAAATATCACGTATTCAACATCGAAGAGGTCTAGCAACTGACCTGCCTCAATTAGCGGCTGGAGAATTAGGTTGGGTTGTTGACGATCAAAAACTATACATAGGTAACGGCAAAGTATCAGATGGTGCACCAGCAGTGGGCAACACAGAAATTCTTACATCGGGCTCATCTAGTGTATCAACTGCTTTAAGTTATGTGTACAAAGGATATCTAGGAGCATCAACTACTGTTGTTACAGGAGCCTCAGGAAATTTTACAAGAACATTACAAACCAAAATAGACGACTTTGTTTCTGTAAAAGATTTTGGTGCGTTGGGTGATGGATCTACAAATGATGTTACAGCTATTCAAAGAGCTTTAGATGAATTATATTGTGATACAGATAAAGATGACGAACGTGCAAGAAGAGTATTATTTTTTCCTGCAGGTGATTATAGAATAAATGCAAGTTTAAAAGTTCCTCCATTTGCAACATTACGGGGAGAAGGAATGAACAAAACAGTGATTATGAATTCAGGTAACAATGCTGTGATAACATTCCAAGACGATGAAAAAAATATAGATAGCAACATTGGTAACAGTTCAGCAACTATTCCACAAAATATTACATTTGAAGATTTAACAATTTATAATTCAGTTGCATATGCAGGAGTTGAAATAGAACAAGCAACTAATATAAAATTTCATAGGGTAGAAATAAAAGGTTCTTATGCCGCTGGAGGCTCTGATGCAGTTAATTCTAAAGGAGTTACAACTTTATCAACAAGCACAAACACTTGTAACAAAATATATTTTGAATCTTGTGTGTTAACTAAATTTGCAAGACTAGTTGATATGTCTCAAGATGTATTAAATGTAAGATTTACAAACTGTGATTTTAACACAGGCTATTATGGTGCGTTAATTGGAGCAGAAATGGATGGATCAACAGCAGGTCTTTCTAATGGACCAAGAGATGTGCAATTTAATTCAAGCAGTTGGAGTACTATTGGACAACAAGCAATTTTAGTTGCACCAACAGCCGGAGCAGACGCAGGCACAGGTCCTCGGAATATTATTTCAAGTGCTAATTGGTACGCACAAACAGTTGCAAACAACTTTGAAGGCGTTGGATCAATTAGAGAAGTGCCAGTCATTCAATATAACAATGATGAATGTGCATCGCATTTAGACTTTTTTGAAAGAACAGAATTAAGAAGAGCAGATGGCAGTACTGAACTAAACATGGCTCCAGAGGTTCAAGGAATAGGAAGACTTACCAATTCAGTTAAACAGGTTACACTAGCAAACAACACAGGACCGGCGGCCACCACTACTATTGAATTTCCTGTTGGTTCAGGAACTTTAGGCAAAAGTATTGTTCTAAATTATAAAATGGAAAGAGGAGCATTGTTAAGAACAGGACAGTTTTGTATCAGTGTGAATGCTAGTACAGTTGCTTACCATGACGACTTTATTGAAAACAGCACCACAGTAGGTGTTACTCTTTCTGCAGTGATTGATAGAGAAGATTCAACAGCAACAGATAAAAGCGTTATAGTAAAATTTACCACAACAAATTCAACATCAGACGTTACCATGGACGTTGAATCCACACAATTGGTTTAACCGTCAGTTGTAAAATCATAATATACCAATATTTCTTTTATAGACAAAAAACTCTTTTTGTTTTATAATAGCACTTTATTAACAACCTAATACGAACATAGAAAATTATAAAATGTCAGAGATCCTTTTAAACTCTAAACTAAAAAATCCGATAAATATAGCTTTATCAAAAACAAAAATCAACGGAACTAATAAAAATATTATGCCATCATTGAACACATCTTCGATTCAAGTTCAAAAAAGAGATGGCAAAAAAGAATTATTAGACATTAACAAAATTCATTTTGTAGTAGAGGAAGCCTGTGATGGACTCGCTGGTGTATCTGCTTCACTAATTGAAATGAATGCCAACATTCAATTCTACGATGGCATAACAACAAAAGATATCCAAAACGTTTTAGTTCGTTCAGCAAATGATCTAATCACTTTAGAAAATCCTAACTATCAGTTTGCCGCGGCAAGACTGCTTTCTTATGATGTAAGAAAAGAAGCACATGGGCAATATGAATATATGCCACTGCTAAAGTTAATTTTAAGAAATGTTAGACTAGGAGTGTATGATAAAGGTATAGTAGACAAGTATTCTAAAACAGAAATAAAAAAGTGTAACACCTGGATTAAAAGAGATAGAGATTTAAAGTTTACCTATGCAGGATTAAGACAGGTAGTAGACAAATATCTTGTACAAGATAGATCAACAGGGCAGTTATACGAAACTCCTCAAGATATGTACATGATGATTGCGGCAACATTGTTTGCTGACTATCCAGAAAAAACAAGATTAAACTATGTAAGGAGATATTATGATGCAATTTCACAACACAAAATTAATATTCCAACCCCTGTCATGTCTGGTGTACGTACTCCAATACGTCAGTTTGCAAGTTGCGTATTGGTTGATAGTGACGACACTTTGTCTAGTATTTTTTCTAGTGATATGGCCATTGGTTTATATGTGGCAAGGCGTGCAGGTATTGGTATCAATGCTGGTAGAATTCGCGGAATCAATTCTAAGATAAGAGGCGGAGAAGTTCAACACACAGGAGTTATTCCGTTCCTTAAAAAGTTTGAGTCAACTGTAAGATGTTGCACACAAAACGGAGTCCGTGGAGGAAATGCAACTGTTCACTTTCCAATATGGCACACAGAGATTGAAGATATCTTGGTTTTAAAAAATAACAAAGGTACAGAAGACAACAGAGTAAGAAGAATGGATTACTCAATACAAATTTCAAAATTATTTTATGAAAGATTTATAGAAGACACAGATATCACTTTGTTTTCTCCACACATGGCACCTGGACTTTATGAAGCATTTGGTACAGATAAATTTGACAAACTATATGAGAAGTATGAAAAAGATAATACTATTCCTAAAAAGAAAGTAAAGGCTCAAAACTTATTTTCAGATATGTTAAAAGAAAGAGCAGAAACAGGACGTATCTATATCATGAATATTGATCACTGTAATACCCATTCAAGTTTTAAGGACAAAGTATCTATGTCAAATTTATGTCAAGAAATTACATTGCCTACAACACCAATACAACACATAGATGATGAAGAAGGTGAAATTGCATTATGTATCCTTTCAGCAATAAATGTTGGAACATTAAGCAACTTGGAAGAGCTACAAAATTTATGTGATCTAAGTGTGAGAGCTTTAGACAACATAATTGACTATCAAGATTATCCGGTCAAAGCGGCAGAGGTAAGCACAAAGAAAAGAAGATCGTTAGGTGTTGGTTATATTGGACTAGCACACTATCTTGCAAAGCAAGGTTGGAAGTATTCTGATAAAGGTGCTTGGGAAAGTGTAGATAGATTAAGTGAAGCTTTTCAGTTTTATCTATTACGATCAAGCAATGACCTTGCAAAAGAAAAAGGCAAGTGTGATGGTTTTGAAAGAACAAAATACGCAGATGGTTTATTGCCAATTGATCACTACAAAAAAGATGTAGACAAAGTTGTCGCACACAAACAACGAATGGCTTGGGAAAGTCTAAGGAAAGACATTGCCAAATACGGACTAAGACACAGCACACTATCAGCACAGATGCCAAGTGAAAGTTCATCTGTTGTAAGTAATGCAACTAACGGCATTGAACCACCTAGAGCATTGTTATCAATTAAAAAATCAAAAAAAGGTCCATTAAAACAAATAGTACCCGGTTTTCCAAAATTAAAAAATCAATATACTTTGCTTTGGGATATGCCAAACAATGATGGTTATATTAATGTTGTTGCAATGATGCAGAAATATTTTGATCAAGCTATATCAGGCAATTGGAGTTACAATCCTTTACACTTTGAAAAAAATGAGGTGCCTTTATCTACAATGGCAAACGATATGTTGACAGCATACAAGCTAGGATGGAAAACAGCTTATTATCAAAATACCTATGACTTTAAAGGTGAGGAAGAGGAAGTCCAACCAGCTGGTATCAAAGATACAGTATCGACAGACGATGGTGAAGATGTTGAATTGGAACTTAAAACAGAAAATCAAGTAAATAGCGACGACGGCGAGTGCGAAGCTTGTACAATTTAAATCAATATTAAAATATGGCAAAAACAGTTTTTAATCAAAATAAAGTTGACTTCACTAAACAACCTATGTTTTTTGGTGAGGATGGTGGTATACAAAGATACGACGACTTTAAATATCCACAGTTTGACAAACTAAATCAAACAATGATCGGTTACTTCTGGAGACCAGAAGAGGTATCACTGCAAAAAGATAGAGCAGACTTCATGAACTTTAGACCAGAACAAAAACACATATTCACAAGTAATTTAAAATACCAAACACTATTAGACAGTGTGCAAGGCAGAGGTCCAAGTCTTATGTTCTTGCCATACGTTAGCAATCCAGAACTAGAAGGTTGCATAGTGACGTGGGATTTTTTTGAAACTATACACTCTCGTTCTTACACACACATAATGAAGAACGTTTACAGTGATCCTACAGAGGTTTTTGACACAATACTAGAAGACAAAGAAATTCTAAAGAGAGCAAAAAGTGTTACTGGTGAGTACGACAAGTTTGGTAAAATGGCATTAGATTATGCAGTAGGTAAAAAAATTGACATGATTGATCTCAAAAAACAACTTTACCTAGCAATGAACACTGTTAACCTATTAGAAGGTTTACGTTTTTATGTATCGTTTGCTTGTACATTTGCATTTGGTGAACTGAAACTTATGGAAGGTTCAGCAAAAATACTTTCATTAATTGCAAGAGACGAAGCAACACACTTAAATCTATCTACACACGTCATCAAAGCATGGCAAAAAGGTGATGATACTGAAATGACCAAAGCAATGAAAGGTACAGATAAACTTGTTATTCAAATGTTTAAAGATTGTGTTGAAGAAGAAAAAGCATGGGCCAAGTATCTGTTTAAAGATGGTTCTATCATAGGACTTAATGAGAAACTGTTGGGCAACTATGTAGAATGGATTGCCAACAAGAGATTGAGAGCATTGGGATATGACCCAATATACGATGTGTCAGCATCACAAAATCCATTACCATGGACACAACACTGGTTAAGTTCAAAAGGTATGCAAGTCGCACCACAAGAAACAGAAGTTGAAAGCTATATTGTTGGCGGTGTAAAACAAGACGTCAAAAAAGGTCAATTCTCCAAATTCAAATTGTAGCATTACAATTCATACGTTAGATCAACATCATTATAGTAGCAGTTAATTTTACTCCATAAATATTGACATGACAAGACCAATAGCTAGAAAAGGTGACAGAGAAGCAGTGCATTGTTCAGGACCTAAACGTAAGGGTGCATTTCGATCTGTATTTGCAAATGGCATACCTGTATCTGGTGATGGACACGCAAACACAGTGCATCTAAAACCTTGCAAGTGTCCTGTTTGTTGTTGTCCACATTCAGCTTCATTAAGAGCTTCAACAAGATCAGTATTTGCTGAAGGCACAAGAGTAGGCAGAGTTGGCGATAGAACTTGCACCAGAGTTGTTCAAGGATCACCTAACGTATTTGTAGGAGGATAGATGTCAGTAAATCAAGGATTAAAAACTTTAGCAGAAAACCAACCAGAATTTGATAACAAAGGCATTGACAATTTAATTGCTGTTGTTAATGTAGGGTGGGTGGCAAAATCAAGATTACTAGCACAAAAAATAGATACCAGCACAGTTCTTACTGGAAGTCAAAAAAACGATTTAGCCAATGACCTTGCTACTCACGAATATTTGAATCTAGGTAGGGTTTTAGAAGACTTATCATTGCACACACAAAAAATTTTTACAGGTGTATTAGGACAACAGGATTTAAATGACGATCGTCCTAACACAGGTACATTTTTAGATCATGTACAATCAGTGCAAGGATTTATTAGTACTATACCATTTCTATATGGTTACACAGCAGATTCAATAAACAAAGGAATACCAGGACATTTTGGCACAGTTGATGGCACATTAGGCACAGCAATGGAAACTTTGCGTAAAGCTGTTGTACAAATCACTGACAAAACTTTGTCAACAGATACAGCTTTTCAAACTGCTATCACAAACTTAAACAATTTTCTTACAACATTAGATGGCAGTACTGATGCCAATAACACCAGTTTTAACAGCCTTAGAGCGGCGTACGTTACTGCCGCAAACAATTTTAACGCAGTATTAGCCGGCAACGCCTACACTTCATATCGTACAGATCTTATTAATGGCAGAAAAATTGTAGTAGATCAAATAGCATTAGAGATAGCAAATCTAGGAACAATAAGAACATATGAAGATGCACTAGCTAATATAAGTGTTTACGTAAATTTAGCCACAGACGATGCAGTAAGAAGTCTCATAATAAGAACATCAAACAATAAAAGTTTTAAAGAATACTTTGAAAATTTTGCAAAAAGACAATCGTTATTAAATCCACTTTATTCAGATATTATTGATAGTTCTCTTGATTCTAAAATAGAAGAAGTGCTTAAATTAAAAGGTTTACCAGATGTAGTTGACTTTCAAGATATAGATTCTGTAGCCAACAAGGCCACCAAAGATATCAGACTAGCAACTGTGCTTAAAACACAAGGCAAAACAAGTGAAGAAATAATTGAAGATGCTTGTGATGTGCTTAAAATTGACAAAAGAAACAAAACTACATTTGCTTTGAGCAACTCTCTTTTAGAAAATATGAATAATAATGATCGAGAGCTTGTAAAAATTGAAATTACTACACAACAATCTATAGATAGTTTAAGTTAATTATTTTAATTCAATTGAGGCACCTTCGGCTTCAAGAGCTTTTTTCATCTCTTCAGCTTCAGATTTATCAATGTCTTCCTTGACTGCTTTGGGTAAGCCTTCAACAAAGTTCTTGGCTTCTAACAAGCCTAGTCCTAGTATTTCTTTAACCTTTTTAAGTACACTTATTTTTTTGCCATCAGCAAATCCAGTTATCATTACTGTTGCTGTAGACTTGGCTTCTGCTGGAGTACCTGCTACTGGTGGCGCTACTACTCCTGCTGACGCTGTAACTCCCCATTCTTTTTCAAGCATATTGGCAAGATCTGCCGCTTCTTGTAGTGTTAATTGCCCTAATTCTTTTACTATTGAGTTAATGTCTGCCATTGTTATTTCCTTTTGTGACGACCCATGTACCATTCACCTGGTTCATAGTCCCAACGTTTGCCATGGTGTCCTCTTATGTCTGCATACCACATTCTTAGTCTAACAATTAGTCTTTTTATGTTCATATAACTAATTTATCTAGAAAGCTTCTTTTTACGTCCAATAGGAATTTTGACCATTCTCTCAATCTTTTGGCCTTTTCTATTTGTGTATTCAACACTTACTTCTTTTGTGCCTTTTGGTAATCCGGATTGTATACTTTTAATAATTTTTTTAAATGATAATCCTTCTTTAGTCTCATCATATTCTTTTAAATCAGTAATTCTCATTGAAAGTTTACGTTTACCTTTTGCGTCTATTAATGGTTGAAATGCTTTTTGTATTTTTTGTTTTTCTGCGTCCATAATTCATTATAATACAGTTTGACTTTTTGGTCAACCTGTGTTTAAATACTGTTAAGTTTGTTGAAGCAAAAGTAATAAACGGGCAAGACACCGGTTCGACTCCGGTCACCTCCACCATGACTAGGCAGGTGGCTTATGTAATCCCTTTCGGGGGTGTAATGGTATCGATTGACGTCTAAAAGTTTGTGGAGAGCTTCCAATGGTACGGGGTAACGGCCAGTTTTTAAATGCAAACAAAAAAGCATTAAGATTTGCTGACTTGGTAGTAATGCCAACAAGCACATCTGAATTGAGATTAGCGGCCTAGTCCACTAAACTCTGGGGTTGGCAACTTTCCTCGCAACAGAAAAGTTGCATTATTACTATCATAGTAGCACTTAATTTTTTTCCTTAACAATTTAAATAATAGAACAATGTTCAACTACCGCAGAAAAAAAAGATCAGTTTGGTCTGCTATTAGAAAAAAAGCCCCCAAGGTGCCTGATATTACCTGTCCTGATATTGATACTGTATTAAAAATTATAGAAGACCTTATTGTAGATGGTAAAGTAATTAAGAAAACACAAAAAAAGAAAATTGATAGACTGATGGAAAAACTTAGAACTGCTAACGAAAAATTAAGAGACAGCGGTGTCTACTGGCATGACCAAGCAAAAGAGCTTTGTAAGAAGTTTATAGATTGACATTGTTAACTAATCTGCTATAATTGTACACATATTGAGAACGTATTCTTTGAGTACATAATTCTCGTAACTTGTATTATAAAAGGAGACAAATGCTGACTAAAACAGTAAAGACACTTCGAGAAGTGGTAGATGAATTCTACAAAGAGGGTGAAGAAGAAGTAGCCAATTTCAAAACAAGAATACAAACAGCAAAAGATAGACTTAAAGATTTACAAAAAAATGCAGAAATGCAACTGCCTCAGGGGATAACTCAGGTTGAGATAAACGATGATCTTTGTTTCAATTACTCTGTGCAAAGAGACTTAAGGCCATCGCACGTTGTAAGAATATGCGAAAAATTTGATCCAAGAGTTGTGAGGCCAGCATCAGCAGTAAAAAGAGATGGCAAATACTATTTGTTTGACGGTCAGCACACGTCAGTAGCACTTTCGGTATTAGGATTTGAAGCAGTGCCAATGACATGGGTAGAAACTTCTCATCAATCTTTTGACGCTATTGCATTTGAAATACTTAATGACACTGGTATTCTAAGAGCAGGCACAGAAGAGATACACAGAGGACTAATACATAGATGGAACAATGATCCCGATGCACAAAATGACAGAAACAATCCTAGAGTAAAAACTGCATATACAGTTGATAGTCTGTTTAAAAAATGTGAAATAGATCTTGAACCTAAACGTGTTAGAAAATCATCTGGCAAATGTGGACCAAACAAACACTACTTCTCACATTTTGATTACGCATATAAAGGCATAGATATGACAGGCGATGCTGATGTGTTAGAAAGTATTCTTAACGGTATAAAAACTTATTATGGTGCTGAAGATGGCGGTGAAATCAATCAAGGTATCTATATCGGATTGGTTAAAATGTATGCACTGGCCAAAGAAGATGGTTCAACTAAATTTTTACCAAGTGATTGGATTGAAAAAATATTAAACGCACTAATAAAAGTATGTGGTAGGAACGCACAAGGCA